TTGGTTAAGCCTGCGGCCAACAAAAGCAGCGGCAAGCCCTGCTTTTGCAGACACAATACTTTATTTTGGAAGGAACGGGCGATTATGAAGATGATTAACGGAATCGGGCAGGCGGTCTATTTCAACCCCGTGGAGAAACACGGGAAACTGCGGTACGTGGTTCTTTCGGCAGACGGTCAGCCCATCACCGGGCGGGACAGGCAGAAGCGGCAAAGCCGCACCTTTTCACAGGAGCATCAGGCGGAAGCATACCTGAAACGGAACGGATACCGGGCGGAAAGCTAGCATTTATCCTGTTTTTTTCCGCGGGAAAAAAGACAGGCCCAAAGATATCGGGGCATACAGAGGCATTCCAGCCCCATAAAACGTCGTAAAAGGAGACAAAACCATGAGAGGACATAGCCCCAAAAGCAACCTCCGCAGCTTCCGTTATTCGGATGAAATCGCCGCCATTCTGGAAGCGCAGGAGGGAAACAGCCTGAATGAGAAATTTGAAAGCCTTGTGCTTTTCTGTTTTTACAAGCTGGAAAGCCGTAAAAAGGACTTGCAGTGCATTGAAGAAGCTATCGAGCGTGAGCGGGACCGGCTACACAACCTTCAAAAAGCTACGGAGGAATTACGCTGGATGGGAAGAGATCTGCAAAGCGCCAAACACTATTTTGGCATCGTAGAGCGCAGAGCAAAGAAAATCGCGGAAACGGAAGTGTAACACAAACCACCCGCGCCAGCCGGCTGGCGCAGCTGCGATATTGTGTTACAGAGAAGCCGCCCACGGGATAGCCGTGGGCGGTACTGTTTAATATCACGTTTTAAATTCACGTTTGGGTGGAGGAACGCATGATGAAAAAACAGCACTACATGACCCACGATGAACGGCAACAGTTAGAAGCCATGCGCCGCAATCGGATTCCGGTTGCCGAGATTGCCCGGCAATTGGGCTTTTGCCGCCAAACGATTTACAACGAGCTAAAAACCGGAGAATATACGCACACCTGCGAATGGTACGACGAGTGGCGCTACTCTGCCCACAAAGCAGAGCAGCGGCACAGGTACGCCCAGACGGCCAAAGGCAGGCCATTGAAAATCGGTCATGACCGGGCCTATGCGGATTTCTTGGAACAGAAGATGCTGGGCGGCGGTGACAAGCGAAAACGTTTCTCTCCTGCGGCTGCTTTGGCTCAGGCCCGGAAACAGGGCTTTCAAACCTGCGTTTGCGTAACTACTCTATACAGTTACATCACCAAGGGCGTATTTCTCCACCTGCGCAACCGGGATTTAATCGAAAAGTCCAAACGAAAGAAGCACGGGTATCAGCCTGTGCGGAGAATTGCACACCCTGACTTACCCTCCATCACCACACGCCCGGACTTCATCAACAGCCGGGAAGAACCGGGACATTGGGAAATGGATTTGGTTGTTTCCTGCGCCAGCGGGAAAGGCGCGGTGCTGACCCTGACAGAACGCACCGGGAAATTTGAGATTATACGTAAACTTGAAAACAAGAAAGCGGAAACGGTGCGAGAAGCATTAAAGCGCATTAGAAAGAGCGGTGTAAAGTTTAAGAGCATTACAACGGACAACGGCTCCGAGTTTCTCCAATATGACGAGTTACGAGCCGTAGCCAGATGCCCAATTTTCTATTGTCACAGCTATGCGGCATGGGAAAAGGGAACCAATGAGAATCATAATCGCATGATTCGCCGCTGGTTCCCCAAAGGAACGGATTTTAACAAGGTGAGTAAACGGGAAATTACAGCCTGTCAGGAGTGGATGAACGACTATCCCCGGAAGTCCCTAGGCTGGTTCAGCCCGAATGAGTTTGCAAAAGAGATTGCCGTGTAACACATTTTAGCTTCAGCTGCGATTGCCCAGAGCAAAATTCTGTGTTACCAAACAGGCCACGCCTTATTCGGAAGTTCCTTCCGAGAATAGCTATTGAACAGCCTCCAGAGCGGCGGAGAGAAGACCCATTTTGTACCGATGATAGGCAGGCCGAAATAATACTTATCTATGATCTGATGGGAGATATCATCAATCCCAATTTTCCGCTTGATGCTCTTGCAGCAGATACAAAACGGAATAAGAGACTTTTTCACCACGAAATAATTCTGCGCCAGTCGTTTTAGCGTGATATCCATATCTTCATAAGACTGGCTGAACACATCCACACTGCATTCATAGTGCCGATGATACTTATACCAGTAGATAGCTTCTTTGGGGAAGCTCTTAAAATTCCGGTTATTATACTCAATTCCAGCTTCATCAATAATGACCTTTCCCCCGGAAATCATGTACTTGCCAATATCGGCCTGCGGCTCCAACTGAAACGCACCGGTAATGGGGACATTGGAATAGACCGACGTACAGCGTTTTAAAAATCGGGATGCCAGCAGCCACGAAGAGAATTTACCGGAATGCTTCTGCGCCCATGATATCACCCGGGACTGCCGCATGCTCCGCTTTGTAAGATAGGCCGCAAAGGTAGTTTTACCAGAACCGGGAACACCGAAATAGACATTGAGAACATGGGGAACCTTGGGAGGACAAAGCCAGCGATACAGCATATATAAAATGACCAGCCAGACCATAGAATCACCTCATAAATAAAGTGTGGGGAGGGCGCACGCGCTCCGCTTGCGTGCGTCCTCCCCCTTTGCGCTCAATGGCGCAGAGCCTTGAACAGGCCAACGCCGGTAAAGGCAAGGCCCAGCGCGAAGGGAACCAGCAGAATAGGAGTAGAAATAACCGCTCCTGCAACCGTAGTCATCCACTCCACAGCAGAGGTAAGCACCGTCCCGATGCTTGCGAGGAAAGTTGTCATTGTAGTAGCCTCAGTAAAACCACCTTTCAAAAATGTTTTATATCTCACGGCAAAGCCGCTGATATCAGGCAATCAGGGTTTTAATACCCTTACAAAGGAAACAAAACACCACCATACCGAATAAGTAAATGACCGGCTCGGAACCGAGAAAAGCGGCCAGAGCTTGCAGCATGGCAACGGTAAAATCAATCATTGCATTCATAACCGCAACAGCCCTCCAATCAGGCGCAGGAACCCGGCAAGGAGCAACCCAAACAGCACGGCTCCAGCAATCCACGGATAATCCAACCCGGCAAGACCGGGGACATATTCCGTTGACGAGGAAATTACATTACCCTCACTATCCATCTGCTGAACGGTGTACGTCTGCCGCTGGTATTCTCCAAGCACAGCCGTCACAACATCAGACATAGCCGCAGAACCATCCAGAGATTCCAAAGCCGCCACAACATCCGGCGAGGAGACAGAAAACGTCCGAACAAGCGGAGCATCTTCAACAAGAGCCGATTCAGTTTCTTCCAAATCCTCACCGACAGGCTCCGTCGGTATTTCCGGCTGGGCAATCGTGACATTGACAACAACGCCGTTATCCTTCTTTGTTTGGGTATCAATAATAACCGGGTCTGCTGGTTCCTCTGTTGCCACGTCTTCCGCTATGTCTTCCGGCAGTTCGTCCGCCATGGCGGGAACGGTCAGCAGAAGCAAGGTAATCAGCAGGACTAAAAAACGCTTCATTTTTCATCACTCTTTCGATTATCTGAAATATGTTTATTCCGGCTTTGCCCGGAACGGTAGCCGGTTCCGCTGCCGCCGAATCCAAAAACATAGGATACCAGCCGAATGGACAGCCCAGCCAGCACAAGGGCGATTGTCCACGATGCAAAGGAGATTCCAAGGCCAGGGACCTGTACGCCAGTAAACAGCCCCCAGAAGCTGGCGAACAGGGATGAAATGATTTCTATCAACTGCTCCATGGCGCTCTCCCTTACAAAAACGGTATCATGTCGATAATGGCGGCAATCAGCTTCACCAGCACCACCACAAGAAAGACACAGAATGCGCCGAAGAAAATAAGGTCCAGCGGTGAGGGAAGCCAGCCAAACAGCAGAAACAGAGATTGGAACATTAGAAACCCTCCATTTGTAACACAGTTTACCGAGCCGGATCAGCTGGCGCAGACGCGATATTGTGTTACGCTTTCACCAGCTTGAACACACCTAGCAGCACCATAACAGCAAGTCCGAAAAACAGGATGGAGCGGAGGTCTGACGGCAGAACCATAATCACCCCGGAGATAAAACCGAATGCCGTGCCAACCTCGGACGGCAGACCGTAGCCGCCGCTTGTTTCTGTCCCATCAGGTCCCACGGTGGGCGGCTGCTGGAAAAAATTAAATAATGTATTATCCGAAAAAGCGGAGAAAAACGCCCGGATAGAAGTAACAGTTGCATCTGTCAGGAACCCGAAAAAGAACGAGAGCATATCCGTTACCAAAGAAAGCAGAGCGCTCAAAACATCGGTAATCAGACCGAAAAGGGATTCTATCAGAACGCCCAGAGAATTATTAAAGGCGTTCTTAATACGGCTCCAAAGGCTCCCGCTTTGTCCGGTTCCACTATCCACATCAAACCCGGCAGAGCTTAACGCTGCAAAGAGCTTGTTTGTAAAGGCGTTCCATGATTTTTGCCACCAGTTCCAAAAGCCGGATTCAGAATAGATATACTCGTAATTATCGCCAGATGCATCCACAACGTCATAGAAATCTTTTAGCGTAATGATGTTATAGCCACTATACGGTATCCAACGAGTGCCGGTGAAAATACGACCGTCACAAGCTTCCCACGCAGTCCCGTTGTAAATCTGAAGAGACCGAATCACACCGCTTTCCACCATGGCCCATACAAGACCCTTGGTGGGAAGTGAAGGCCTAGCGCCGCCGATTTGCTTTCCTGTAATGGGAATATCCGTGCGGACAGCCAGCGTGGGTTTTTCATAGTTTGTTACTGGCACAATTGCCGTCACATATTTATGACCCGTATTAGGAGTTGCAGATTTTAAAAGTTCTACATATACGAGGTCAAGTGACTGGCCTGAATTTATTTGCAGATAAGCATATAGCCGCCAATGGCAATCATCAGTTAGACCTAGCCGTGAACCGTATGCACTTGCATAAACTGTTATGGAACCCCAATCAAAAGTAGCAGTTTTCTGATCGAAAAAGTCAGAATTAATGTTTTCTGGGAAATTTAACGTAACAGGACATATTTGACCGGATTTTGTTACCACCGAAAAAGTAAACGGACCTCTATAGCCGCCCAAAAACTCATATGGCATATACATGCAAGCTTTTCCGCTGGGCAATGTCAAACACTCTTCGGACACGGTACCATAGTAATTAGCACCAAGCATAAAACTGTCCCGAAACGGAGTCGCGTTATTGTTGTTAACCATATCGTACTTATAAAGCGGCGGTATCGTCGTATCCCAAGACCAATATTCGTCTGCTACGGGCTTGGTGGAATCGGGGAGAACCAAAGTCAAGTTGGTATCGAAGGGGACGGAGGATGGCGTATAGCCAGAGGTCCCATACAGCGCCTTATTCACAAAACGGAACTCGTCCAGATATTTATAGGTCTGCTGATTCTCCATAAAGCCAAACCAAACTCTATCGTAAAAAAACGAAGAGTCAGAATACGAACCAACTAAAACACCGTTGAGGAAATAATAAACAACTCCGTTATAACGCTGAACGCAAATTTCATTCCACTGGCCGGTAGAATAAGCTGCCAGTGCACCAGCGGGTGAACTGATAGCCGAACCATTAAATGACAAAGGGAAAGTTGCAGCAGAATAATCTTTACGAGTATAAAAAGCAATTCCAGAAGAACCCGATTGAGGTGTAGGAGTGTAACTTTGATAATATCGAAACTGCATGGTAAAATCACCGTTTCCGATATTAGACGGTAAACGCATAAGAAAAGTATGTTCTTTTTCGTCCAGATAAAGCGCACCATTGAAAACACCGGCATCCATATAAGTCAGGCTAGCACCTGAAAGCCAAACGAAATCAGTTGTATAATTCCAATAGCTGCTGTCTCTGGTATCGCCGTCAAAATGATATAAGGCCCGGAGAGAGGTATCATCCGCTGACCTACCATAGCCCACAACGTCAATATTGAAATCAAGCTGTTCCAATTCCTCAGCGGTCAAATCGGCGCTGTCTCGACCATCAGGCAGTTCATAATAGACCTCGTAATACTTGTCATATTGCTCCGTCTGGCCGATATAGGTAATACTGGTATAGTTGATGTGATACGTCCAACTGTAATTGTACGTGATGTTATAGTTGGTAGTATCGTGGCTGTCAATGTAATAGGTTTTATTGCTCTCGTCATAAATAACGGCATCCGCTACTTGTATAGTGCCGTCAGGGAGCGTAATGGTCATGCCGGACAGGTCAATGTTTGTACTGTTGTCAGAATTGTCTATCACCTCGCCGGTTTCATCCGTTGCGGAGGTATCCGGACGGGGCTGGTTAATCGCGGCTTGGCCCTCGTTGACATAGGCCACGAACGGACGGCCTTCCGAATCGGCGTAATACTGCCGATTCCACCAAATAGCCTTATAGTTTGTACCCAGCATCCGAATTTCAGCAGGAATGCCAGATTCTTTGATTTTAATGCACATGAGATTCAGCGCATCCAGCGTTTTCATGTTGACCTTAGCAGTGGAAGCGCTGCGGTCACCTAGCCACTTGTTGCCGCCAAAGGTGGATGCCTTGGAACCGCCTTCACAATAGGGATACTCACCCGCAGAGTTAACCACCCAGCGCCCGCTATTCTTTTCACGGATGCGCAGAAGACCCGAACCAGACTGCTGCACAAGTTCAAAATCCAGAAAGCCCTGAGCGAAAAAGCAGGAGGCAAAGGACTGACGGCCCAAAGCCTGAGAGTTTTTTAGAACGGTCTGCCATATGCTGTCGTAATATTCGGAATTAAATGCCTGTTTATAACGCTGTAACAGATCATTCATATAATCAAGAGACTGCGGCCCGGTTTTACCCACTGCGCTATTCATCAAATACCAAAAAACACCGTTGTAATCAACAGGAAGGTTAAAGGCCCCAGCCAAGGCTTGCAAAATAGTGTTTGCAGGGCTTTTAATAGATGTTGACCAAAGTCCCACGGATGCAGTATCCGGCGTAAGGTCAAAATCGGATGCCGCAACAGGAGCACAAATAACCGAAAAAGATATAACGACTACCAAAAAGCCTGCAATAATACGAGAATAGAGCTTGGTTCCCATTGCAATACACAGCCTTTCATGGTAATATATAGAAAATTGCGGGGAGGAAGAGACATGAAAAACGTTGAAAAAAGGCTAAAGCTGTTCAAGCTTCAAAAATGGATTGTGAATAGTGTAATAATTGCTGTTATATTAATGGCGATATACTGCTTCTGGCCTTTCATCCTCATGCTGGGACTTTATACTATCCCAATAGCTGCCGCTGCCATTTGCTTTTTGCTTTTTGCTGTACTATTCAAAGCTTATAAATACTTCTCCAATAAAAATACGCTTTAAGCGATTTCAAGGAGGGCTATTATGAACAGTCAGATAACCGCCCAGATATCGAATATGATTCATCTCACGAGGAACTTTGAAACGGCGTGCCAATTGGCGGCGTTACAGGATGATGGGAAAATGAGCGGTGACGAAAAACGCACCCTCCAGAAAACGCTGTCAGCCTCCCAGAAATTTAGAAAAGACCTAGAGAAAATCGGATAG